CGTGCATGAGAGCACTTCGAGGCGAGGGCGAGTGGGAGATATGTTTCATACCTTGGTTTATGATGTCCGACTACAGGCGTAAGGTAGATCCTTACTTTGAATTAGAGCGTGAAGAAGAGGATGCTAAGCGTATGTATAAGCTTGACGATGAGCAGATAATGTTTAGACGACTCAAGATACAAGAACTAGGCGGCGATGATTTGTTCAGGCAAGAGTATCCCTCTACCCCGCAAGAAGCGTTTTTGACTACAGGTAGATTATTCGTTGAGCCTAAATATATAGATAAGGCGGCTGTTGAATGCTACTCCCCGGTTGAACGCTACGATGTGCGTGATGCAGACTTCGTTCCCCACGCGAAAGGTCTGTTAAAAATTTTCGAGAATCCACGGGATTCTCTTAGATACTGTGTTGGTGTAGATGTTGCGGAGGGTCTTGAGCATGGCGACTACTCAGTGATACAGGTCCTAGATCATCTTGGTAACCAAGTTGCGACTTGGACAGGGCACGTTGATCCGTTCGATCTGGCTGCTATAGTTTGTAGGATAGGAATATATTACCACAAGGCGTGGGTTCTGATTGAGAGAAACAATCACGGACTTACTACGATCAGGAAAGCACAGGAACTAAACTACCCTAATCTGTTTGTCGAAAAAACCGTGGACGATGCTTACGTTGATAAGATGACAAGGCGTGCAGGGTTCCTGACAACAAGTAAAACCAAGCCCTTAATTATTGACAACTTGGCACATTTACTTAGGCAGGGTGAAAGTGGTATAGTGGATATTGAGCTTATAGACGAACTAAGGACTTATGTGGTAGACGCTAGAGGAATAACAAATGCACAGAACGGTTGTTATGATGATAGAATAATGGCATACGCTATTGCTTTGTTTGGATTGAATTCGATGCCAAGGAAGCATAGGCAGACTTTTAAAAGAACTAAAAAACAATATTTTTAAATGAAGATAAAAAACGAAATAGAACCCGGCGGAATTTCAGCAGCCGTAGGTGTAAATGACGAAGAGCAAACTCAACTTAATACACTCGGACAAATACTACAATCAAAATTCACAGAGTACAAAGATGCTCGTGATGATATAGAGAATGATTGGATAGAAGATTTAAGAGCATTCATGGGTCAGTACGATCCTGAGGTACTTGCGAAGATTCAATCTAAGGGAGATAGATCCCAAGTCTATGTTGGCTTAACAAGAACCAAGGTGCTTGCAGCCTTCTCAAGAATGACAGACCTATTATTTCAACCCGGTCAGAAATTTTTCTCAGTAGAAGCAACCCCTATAACTAAACAGCCGTTAGTAGAAAAAGAACTAACCGAGGCAGCTGCATTAGAAATCATGCAAGCGGCAGAGGTAATAGACCCCGGACTGGTTGAGGATCTTATTCAATCAAGACTAAAGGAACTAGAAACCGAGTTAGAAGAAGAGACAGAAAGAAGGGTTGATAATATGGAAGAGGCTATTCTCGACCAAGCACTTGAAGGCAACCTAGAAGGCAAGATGAAAGATGCCATCATGGAGCAAGTTATATTTGGTACTGGTGCAATGAAGGCAGGTACCCTTAGGGTTGAAAAAAATCATAGATGGGTTAAGTCCGAGGAAGGATTTAATTTAATATATGAGGAAACACCAATGCCAGAAATGGAAGCTGTTTCTATATTTGATTTATACCCAGACCCTTACGCAACATCAATGGATGATATGCGTGATATATTTAGAAGACATATTGTGTCAAGGCAAGAGTTTATAGACCTTAAGGACTTCCCGGGATTCAACCCCGATATGATTGAGGAGTGCCTAGAGTATCATCCGAAAGGCAACCACGACGAAGAGCAACATGAAAGAGATAGAAGAGACATTGCAAACGTCAACGACAGATCCACAGATACAAACAAGTTTGAAATTACAGAGTATTGGGGTTCATTAAATGGTTACGACCTAGAAGAGGCTGGCATAGAATTTTCTGATGGCGAAGAGTTATCACAAGAATACAGTGCCAACGTATGGACTTTATCTGGTAAGGTTATTAAGGCTCAACTTAATCCCCTTCCCGGTGAAATTATTCCTTACTTTATTTTCCCTTATGAAAAGAACCCACATGCATTCTGGGGTACAGGCGTTCCTAGAATGATGCGTGATTCACAAACAACAATGAATGCGGCTACAAGAATATATTTAGACAATGTGGCTTTATCTTCTGGTCCTATGGTTGAGGTCAATACCGACATCATGGCTTCAGGAGAAGACCCAACTGACTTATATCCTTGGAGAGTATTCCTAAGAGAGGGGGGAGATGGGAACCAGCCCATGGTTAGATTCTATCAACCACAATCTAATTCTCCTGCATTAGTTTCAGTAATTGAATTATTCAGAAGGTTCGCGGATGAAACAACCGCACTGCCTTCATACACACACGGACAAACACAGAGCTCATTAAATAGAACTGCCACAGGTATATCTATTCTTATGAGTAACGCTAACATCGTTCTTAAGTCTGTTATTAAAAATATTGATGACTACTTAACAAAACCGTTGATTAGATCATTGTATGACTGGAATATGACTTGGAACGAAAATGAATTAGTGAAATCAGATATGCGTGTTATCGCTAAAGGCTCAACAGCACTAATACAAAAAGAAGTACAATCACAAAGATTGCTACAGTTCTTGTCATTAATTAATAATCCAATGGACGCTGATTTAGTTAATAGAGAGAAACTCTTAACTGACATAGCCAAGTCATTAGATATAGATCCGAATGAAGTAATAAAAAATGAAAAGGAGATAATGGATGAGCAAGCACTACAACAAGCTATCCTTGCCAGCCAGCAAGGCGGTCAGGGCAATCAAGTCCCAAATGCCGAAGGAATGGTCGGACCTGATGGAAGAAATGGAACGCCTCCGCCAAATGGAGAGGGACCAATTGGAAATAACGGAGGACTACCGCTTTAGCCAAGGGCGTTGCGACATCCTAAAATATATAGTATCTTTGGATACAATTGCCATGAAGGTAATAGAAGCGTTAGGATCCCGAAGGGACACACCTAACATTTATAGTTAATTTTATCGACACACCTACGAGGACCGAGAAAATGGAAAGAGAAAAAACTAGAGGCGAGTTAATCGCTGAAAGGCTTGAACAAGAAGCTGATGAGATGATGAAGCAAGTTGCTGAATCTCAAACGGAATCTGAAGTTGAATCTAAAGGGTTAGCTACTCAAGAAGATGAAACCACAGACACCCCGGAAGAGGTTGTAGAGGAACTAGTTGAAACTTCACCCGATGAATCTCAGGAAACTGAAGACGCATCTGATCAGGAAGAACACGAGATTAAGGAAGAAGATTTTAAATCTGATAAGGGTTTATTGTCTGCTGAACAGTGGGAAGAAAGGTACAAGAATGCTCAGGCACGAATGACCAAGGCAACCCAGAGAGAGAAAGAACTTGAAGCCAAGATATCTGAAATGTCTAATAAGATAACAGCTATCGAAAGCATGAAGTCCGATACAAGAATTGAGAGACAGAAAGAAGAAGTGAATGTTGACCTCGCTGAAATAGTCAAAGACTATCCAGAGATTGTAAAGCCACTTCAACAATACGTTGATGCTCGCATCGCGTCTGTTGACCAAAGAGTGAATCAGGCTACAGAAGAGGTCTTGAAATCTCAAAGAGATGAAGCAGATAAAAAGCATTACGGAGCTATTGCAGATGTACATCCTGATTGGAAGTCCACATCAGACAGTGAAGATTTCACTTTATGGTTGGGTAGACAGTCAAGAATGTGGCAGAGTGCGGCTAGTGAAGGTGATGCACAGGACGTAGTGTCCCTCTTATCAAAGTATAAAAAAGATTTAGGTCTGACTCCAAAAAGTGTTTCCAAAGCGGAAATGGTAGAGAAAGCAAAACAAAACGTTGAGCCAACTTTATCAAAAGCTAGGAAACAAAATATAGGTAGTGCCAAGAGAATATGGTCTGCTCAAGAAATCGGAAGATTATCTGATAAAGATTTTCGTAAGCAAGAGGCTGATATAGATCAAGCTTACAGAGATGGAAGAGTAAAGGCTTAATTATCTTGTCACTATAAAATTAATTTTTATAAATACTAAGAGGTATTAGAAATGGCATATACACTTTCAAGTGGAGCATTCGCGTTCGCAGCAGGCGAGCAACATTTCATTCCAGAAGTTTTTTCTAAAAAGTTACAAGCTAAGTTTTATTCTCAGACTGTTTTGTCTGAAATAACAACTAACGAGTACGAAGGTGAAATTTCAGGAATGGGTAATAAAGTAAACATAAGAACAGTACCAGCGATCACAGTTGCTGACTACAGTGGTTCTTTATCTTACGCTGACGTAACGTCAGGAACAATCGAGTTAGATATCAACAAGGCTAAAAGCTACGCTTTTAAAGTTGACGATATTCTAAAATCTCAAGCAGATATCGACTACATGAACGAAGCCGCAAACGATGCAGCTCAGAACATGAAAATCGCTATTGAAACAGACGTACTTGGCAACATTGCTGCGGGATCATCTTTAACAGATATCAACGCAACTCCTGCTAACATCACTTCTGCTAACGTGCTTGGGCAAATGATTGAGGCTGGTCAGCAGCTTGATGAAAATAACATTCCAGAAGAAGACAGATTTATGATTATAAATCCTGCCGTTGCTTCAGTGTTAAAGCAGTCAGAGCTAAGACAAGCATACTTAACTGGTGACAGCGTTTCACCATTAAGAAATGGCTACATAGGAATGGTTGATAGATTCAAAGTTTATGTTTCTAACAACTTATCGACAACATCAGGTGTTACATCTGGTCTTTACGGTCATCCTAAAGCTGTTGCTTTTGCATCTCAAATGACTAACACTGAAACTGTAAGACTTGAGTCTTCATTCGGTGATGGCGTTAGAGGATTGTCTGTATACGGGTACAAAGTTATCCTACCTACAGCTATCGGTGAATTTAAGCTTCAAACTGCTTAATATTAGCTATTGCTATAAAGGGATCTTCGGGTCCCTTTTTTTTGTAAAAAAATAGATAGAAAACTTAGATTTATGGTATCTTTATTAAGGTAAACCAACGAAGGAACTACAAATGACAAAAGACGAACTATTAAAAGTGGCTAAAGAAGAATTCAATGTAGCCTTGAACCCGAAAGAAAAGCTTGTAGATTTAGAGGCTAAACTATCTTCATTAGAATCCAACAAGGGTGCTAAAGAAGTAAAAGTTAAAAACACAAAAGAGCCTGTAAGCAAAGATCCTATTGCCTCAAAGGGCGAGCATGGAAAGCTTGTTGCTTGGCACCCAAATCACAGGGCAGAGTTTTGGCAGTTTATCTACGACAAGAAACATCTAACAGACGAAGAAGTAGAATCTCTAGGACTATAAATGGCAACTGTTAAAGTAATAGACTTAATAGATAGAGCTGAGGAAATCTTACAAGACACAACTAATGTCAGGTGGTCTCAACAGACTCTACTTAACTATTTAAATGACTCTCAAAGAGAGATTGTTTTATTTAGACCAGACGCGAATCCAGTTAACACAACCCTTACCTTGACTGCCAATAGTGCAAAACAAACACTTCCAAGTGCGGCACTAAGATTATTGTCAATATATAAAAATACAAGCCCAACCACAAAGCCTATTACGAATATTGAAAGAAGGGTGCTGGACGACCAGATAGAAGATTGGCACGGATCTACAGGAACTAATGTTGAGCATTACGTTTATGATCCATTAGACCCAAAAGTTTTTTATGTCTACCCCGGATCAACAGCCTCAGACGCAACAATAGATATTGTCTATAGCTCATCCCCAACAGACATAACCATAGCAAACTTTGCATCTACCAATACAACAATATCCTTGGATGATGTCTACGCTAACGCTATGTTAGACTTTATGTTGTATAGAGCGTACCAAAAAGATACAGAATATGCCGGGGATATGAACAAGGCAGGAGTGTACATGCAGTCATTCCAACAGTCTTTAGGAATTAAAAACCAAGTTGATGCTGGATCTACTCCTAAACCATCAACACCAGCACAATAGTGAAATATGGCAGTAGCAAAAAAGATAGATTCTTTAGCACCTAGGGTAAAAAGAGAAGCCCCAAATTGCCCGTCTTTTATTGTTCTGGATGAGCTAAGGAATTCTTTAATAGACTTCTGTGTAAATACAGATATATATCTATCAGAATTAACATTATTCCAAACAGTCAATGGAATTAACTTATATGAATCTGGAGATTTGGACATACCTTCTGGAGCTGAATTAAATCATATAATAGATATATTTTCAGAGTTCGGAGATTCGTCAGTTCAAATTTCAGAGAAAAGTCTTACCAGACTAGACCCTAAACCCCTCATAGGATCACCTTCATTGTTTGATGCTTATGGCAAAGGAAGACCAAGGTACTATAGTCAGAAGGATCAAGATACTATTCTGTTTGCCCCAACCCCGGACAAAAACTATTCTCTATATGCTTTATATAGCTTAAAGCCAACCGCAACCGCAACAACCGTACCTAGCGTAATAATTAATGAATATCAAGAAGCTATAGTTCATGGTGCACTTTACAGACTACAAATGATGAAAGACAGCCCATGGACTGACCTCCAAGCCGCAGACCTCAATAAAAAAATGTATGATAAGGCAGAAGCAGTTGCAGTAAGAAAATCTAAGTATGGAGGTGTTGGAGCACCACTAACTGTCAAGTATCAGGAGTTTGTATAATGGCTTATTCGGAAACAATAAAATTAGTTAAAGGGGACACCCTCCCAGAACTAACCATATCTTTAAAAGATAGCAACACTGCCGCAGCTGGAAAAACACTTGACCAAGAAGACCCAACAACCTTTGCACCTATAAATGTTACTGGTGGAACCGTTAGGGTTAGAATAAGACAAATAGGAACTACAGTAATATTAAAAACAATAGTTGCAACAATAACTGCGGCAACAGATGGAAAGGTTAGTATGCTCTTCCCAGCCGATACCTTCGCAGCAGCCGGGTTCTTCGAGGCAGAAGTTGAGTACACGACATCTGGTGGAAACATACAAACCGTTGGCGACTTAATAAAATTAAGCGTGAGAGATGATTTTGACTAATGGCTATAAAAATACTAGTAGAATACCCCTCTCTATATATTACAGCCACAACACAGAAACTAGCATCACTATCTTTATCTAGCGATCCATCTGCTCTCTTACAATATGTAGACCTAAATACCTCAGCAGATTACGTTAAACTTAATACTTCATTATTTTTAGACTCAGAAACTAAGAACCTTTACTTCTCTTCTCAGTATGATTCACCTCAAGTGCAGGTCATATCAATGTCAGAAAGTTCTGCCTTTGATTTTGTTAAGTCCTTGGATGATAGTTTCTCATTTAATGATAGTCAGCTATCTAAAGACCTTGGCAAGTTTGTATCTGAGAGCGTGTCTTTCTTGGAAGATGTTGATATATCAGTTATTTACTTTAGGAACTTTGACGAAAGTCTGTCGTTTACCGACAATGAAACACTGGCTTTTAGTTTAAATAAACAAGATTCAACAACAATTATAGAAGATAGTTTTATCAACACCCTTCTATCCAAGGCTGACACAGCAACATTATCTGAAGCATCGACAATATCTACAAGTATAGCTAAGAGCGATTCTGTGTCTATGTCTGAATCATTTAACAGGGTCGTATCTTTTATAAGATCTTTCTCAGACTCAGTAACTCTGGATGATTTAGCAAGTGCTGAGGATCCATTGCAAACAGATAACATTCTAAACAAGGGCAACTTTGCAACGGTTACTGATGAGCTTGCATATTCAATATCCTTTCCTAGATCGGACTCAATATCTTTCTCTGACTCACCCGCCTATGCATTTGCTACAAGCAGGGCTGATTCCGTATCTTTGGCTGAAAGTTTAAGCTTTGGCTTTAACTCAATAGCATCCGATAGCACTTCACTATCTGATGTAGAAGTGATATCTTTTGCAAAGAGTTTATCTGATTCAATAAGCGTCACTGAATCTATTATTATTGAACTAATAACGGGTGCAAACGGACTAGTATTGAACGAGGCTAGACTCAACACTAATGTATTAAATTAGGAGATTTAAATGTTAAATGATGGATTAAAACTTACAGGTAAGTTAAGCATTGCAATCAACAATGAAGTTGTGCAAGAAATACCAAACCTAGTTGTTACTGCTGGAAAGGGATACGTTGCTTCAAGAATGAAGGATGCTACTGCTACAGCTATGTCGCACATGGGAATTGGTACTGGATCAACAGCCGCTGCGGCATCCAATACAACATTAGGAACTGAGGCAGGAAGGGTGACTTTAACGTCAACAACTGTTTCTTCTAATGAGGTTGAATATGTAGCAACGTTTGCAGCTGGAACTGGAACTGGAGCTATCACAGAAGCAGGTATTTTGAATGCCTCTTCAGGTGGAACTCTTCTTTGTAGAACAGTATTTTCTGTTGTAAACAAAGGTTCTTCAGATGCAATGACTATTACTTGGACTGTTACAGTAAGTTAATTTTAAGGAGTTATAAATATGGCTGTTAAGTTTACTAACAACGCCAGAACAACTCTTGCTGCTGACATAACAAATAGTGCAACCACAGCAACAGTTACTAGTGGTGCGGTATTCCCAGAGTTAAATGCTGGCGAATACTTCTATTGCACGTTTGATAATGGCACAAACAATGAAATTGTTAAGGTTACGGCAAGGAGTGGCAACACCCTAACCATTGTCCGTGGCGTAGATAATTCAACTGCAAGGGCATTTGTGGCAGACGATGCCGCAGAGCTTAGAGCTACCGCAGGACTATTAACAGACATACAAGAAAACCTTGCAGCTAAGTCTGCAAACCAAACAATATACAATGCCACAACTGCATCCAATGCAACGGCATACGATATAGGAATTGATCCGGGTCAGGAAAGTAATGCCATGGTATTCCTAAATGGTGTTATGCAACATCATGATACTTTTTCATTTAGCTCATCCACACTAACCTTTGATACAGCCCCGGTAAACGGAACCGCCCTAGAGGTGATAGTAGATAACCTTATTAATCTACAAAGTTCTAACCTAACAACTGATACTTTTACAGCCACATCTGGACAAACAGCCTTTGTTTTATCCGACGCACCAGCAGCCGAGAACAACTTAATAGTATTTATAGATGGTGTATTTCAAGACCAGAGTAACTATTCTATAAGCGATCATACCCTTACACTTGCCACAGGAGCGGTGCAAGGTAGGACTGTAACCATTTATATAATTAACCCTGTCAACATAGGTACGCCTAGCGACGGCACGGTAACAACTTCAAAACTTTCTGGCAATATAACAATGCCGGGAACACTAACAGTCGGTGCTTTCGATGTAGCCTTCGACTCCCCTACATTCTTTGTAGATAATTCTAATTCACGTGTTGGCTTGGGAACGGCAACCCCGAGTGTACCCGTAGATATTGTCGGTGAAGTAAAAATATCTAGCCATCTCAATATGCCAGATAATGCTATAGCCAAGTTTGGAGCTGGTTCAGATTTACAGATTTATCATGATGGTAGTAATAGTTACATTTCTGAAGTAGGAACTGGTGAGTTAGTTATACAAGCAAGAGATGCGGTAACAATTGAAGACGGAACTTCTGGTGATAACTATATATATATGCAACGAGGCAACAAAGTTTCGTTGTTCTATGCAGGAGCAGAAAAACTAGCCACAACCTCAACAGGCATAGACGTAACAGGCACAGCCACAATGGATGGTTTGACTGTTGATGGTAATATTGAGGCATTAAATACTTTTATACTAAACAACGGAACTGATAAGTGGCAGAACTTATTTAGCACCAATGATTTAATCATAAGAAACAACCACAACACGGATTGGTATAACCGCTTACGAATAAGTTATGACGGCGACATCTCCTTCTACGAAGATACAGGAACTACAGCTAAGCTATTTTGGGATGCATCTGCAGAATCGCTTGGAATCGGAACGACTAGTCCATCAAGAAATTTGGTAGTTCAAACATCCGACCAAACTGATATAGCAATTATTGCAGCTAATGACCAAAGTTCAATATTAAATTTTGGCGATACTGATGATGATAATGTAGGAAGAATACAATACAACCATTCTACAAATTTAATGACATTTAGAACTAATACCTCTGATGCCATAACCATTGATAGCTCTGGAAATCTGCTTGTGGGTAACACAGACACAACTCCTTATGACAGAACTTCAGGAAATGCTATAGCTTTAGGTGATGGTCTAATTTCATCTGCTCAAAGCGGTGGTAATGCTGCAATATTTAATCGTATGACGAGTGATGGAAGTATTGTAGGATTCCGTAAAGGCGGCACAGCAGTTGGAAGTATTGGTATACATAGTTCAACCTTACAAATTGGGACAGGAAATACACAATTTGCATTTTCTGATGCTGATGATGCTTTCTTTGTAAAAAATGCAGCAGGTACAGCAAGAGATGGTTCGCATGATTTAGGTAAAAGTAATGCAAGATTCAAAGACCTCTACCTTTCAGGTACAGCTAATACAGGTGGTTTGACTGTAACAAGTCCAGCAGCTTCTAATAAATCAGTAATAATTACTAGGTCATCAGGTGCAGAAGCAGTTAATTTAAGTGAGATGCAAGATTATAATGCCTTGCAAATACTTAATAAATCAAGTGGCTCATATTTAAACTTTGCAGGTAATGCTTCACATACTTCTATACAAGCACAATCTAATGGCAGTACAGCAGAAGATATAGCCTTAAATCCTTATGGTGGCAATGTTGGAATTGGAACGAGTAGTCCTGCTGAGATGTTAAATATAGAAGTTGACTCTGGAAGTCCAGCAGCACTTATAAAAGCAAATGGTCAAGGTGGCAGCACAAGCGTTACATGTTCATTAATTTTATCTAATGGCTCACTAAGCTCTAATGCTTCTGCTCCTGCAATATATTCATATCGTACAGCAGATTACGCTACTACAGCAGCTAGAAGTTCTGGACTCAAGTTTCAGACTACTAATGCTAATGCTCCTGTAACTGCTATGACCATTGATAACTCTGGGCGAGTTGGAATCGGACTAGAAACACCAGCAGAAAAACTAACAGTAGCTGGAAATATATTGGCTAATACAAGCAATGGTTCAGGTTTTAAATTAAATGGTGGTAATGCTATTGTAAGACAAGATTCAGGCATGGCATTTCAAACAAACTCAGGAGAAAGACTAAGAATTGATTCTACAGGCAACTTGTTATATAACTGTACAGGTACAGCAGGAACTGATTTATCTGATGGTGGTATATTATTAAGAAGGTTGGGTGGTGCTGAAACTTTCATGCAAATATCTTCAGGAATTACAAGCAATACTAATTTAATTTATTTCTATAAAAAATCAGGTACAGGCATAGCAGGAATAGGAACAATTTCTGTTTCAGGCTCAGGTACAGCCTACAACACAACTTCAGACTACAGATTAAAAGAAAATGTAGATTATGACTTTACTGCTCTTGATAGAGTTGCACAATTAAAACCTGCTAGGTTTAACTTTAAAGCTGATGCAGATACAACAGTTGATGGATTTATAGCTCACGAAGTAGCATCAGTAATTCCTGAAGCTGTAACAGGTGAAAAAGATGCAGTTGATGATGAAGGTAATCCTGTAATGCAAGGCATAGACCAAAGCAAACTTGTACCTCTTTTAACCAAAGCTATACAAGAACAACAAGCACAAATAGAAATACTTAAAACAGAAATACAGGAACTAAAAGACAATGGCTAATAC